CTTCATCAAGACGCTCTTGTATCGCATCTGTTAGTTTTTGCTGATCGGCAGTCGGGTCGGTATTTGGGTCTTTTTTTTGTAAGTCCTTTATTACTTCTGCGCGGAGTTGTTGATAATATCCACTTTTTGCGAATTCGCCATCTCCTTTTGCGTCCATATTCAAAATTTCATCCTTGGTTGGCTCTTTAAGCATTGTAGTTTGAAAAACGATTGGAAAAATAAAATAACCAGCAAGTGCTACAATTATAGGCATCACATACTTTAAAACACTATGAACGGCCGATTGCTTTATTTGTCCGAATATTGTTAGCAAAAACCCTGCCAAAACGATGAACCAGATAATACCATGAACTAAATATACTTTTTGACCATATTTGGTTAGATCTTGTGCTCCAGCAATACCCGTATTCTTTTGACTAGCCGCCATAAATATAGATGCGGGTATTCCAATAATAACACTTAGGAAAAACAACATCATGAGGCGTCCCTTTAAAGCATCCTCTCTTTCATTTTTGGAATTCCTCCAAAATAAATAACCAACCGCCATAAAAAACGCAATCTGGAAAAACAAGCCGAAACCTAATAACAAATCCGCACTATTTTCTGCGAATTTTGTCTTGGATTCCGCGCTCAATAATGCGTCATCTTTTACTTTACCCATATTCTGGTTGATTTCATTTCCGCGAACAATCAACGGAATACCGATAATAAAAGAGAGGACAACGTAATGTATATACTCTGAAAGTGATTTGCCATTAAAAAACTTTTGAACTACAGCGTATATAACCCCGCCAACTAAAAACATAGACCCGAATATTATCATACTTCGCGTGAGGTCGAGGTTGCTTACTTTATTCGGATCAGATGCCGAAATACTGCCAAATCCAAAACCCAAACCTAGAATAATTAAAAATAACGGAACACCCACCCGAATAAAAATGTCTGAGCCAGTTTCTCCGATATTAAACTTATCAGTAGGCGGTGATGGTAAAATCGTTTGTTCGCCGTATTTCAATTTAAAAAACTTGCTCGGAGTCAAATAATTCATATACACCACGTAAATAAATGTAAGAAGCAGCGTTACAATAATAGGCCAATTACCCGTCATCAAATCCCATGATACAAACCCGATTAATAATATTATGACGAGAACGATGATGGGTAGATAATTCAATAGTGTGCTGATATTGAGCGTATCTGCGGTTGGCGTGGTGTCGGCGGATGGGTTTTGTATGTTCGCTTTAGTGACGGCGACGGCGACGGCGGTTACAACGGCATCAGGTGCGGCTGCGCGTTCAGCATCTATTTTTTTCTTTGCTTCTGTTGCGGCCGTTCCTATTGCTTTTCCGGTTGCCAATGCTCCCCGCCCTAGTGCTTGCGTTCCACTCACTGCTATGTTTTTTATTGCCGTTCCTAGTTTTTTTGCTCCTTGCCCTACTGATGATGCTGCTGCTGCTGCCGCAGCTGATATCATGGCGCCGCGTCCTCTTCGAGGCATGGGCAACATTTATACTTTGTTATAATGATAACAACAATCAGTTATAATTATAAGATATAATAATGTCGATCCGATTACGGATGACCTTCAATGGAGGCGATGAATTACAAAAACGACATCGCGGTCTTTTTTCCGTGACAGTCGCGACACAAAGCGACTAAATTATCGATGTGATTGGAACCGCCATGTTCTAAAGCGATGACATGATCCACTTCGAACCATGCGGGAAGCTGGCGCTGACAATCCCCGCATTTCCACCCCTGTTGTGCGGCGACATACTTTTTCTTCGTTTCACTAACACTACGTTTGCTAGACCCTTTGCCGGAGTTGAGCAAACGGCGTTCAGCGGGGGTTCCGCTGGGGGTTCCGCTGGGGGTTCCGCCCCCCCACGACGGCCGTGCGATTTGTTGCGCGGTTCTTACTCCCATTGCACTACCCATCGCACGACTCATCGCACCGCCTATAGCACCACCGTCGTGGGGGGGCGGAACCCCCGGCGGACTCCTGGTCATATCAAAAAACGGCGTTATCATATCCGCTGTCCCCTTACTTATCGGCATATACTTAATAATATCGTTGGCATGATAGAACAATTGCCTAGAGTTTTCCGGATTGCGGCGCAAGAACATGAAGAGCGAGAGACCTACGAAGCCAAACGTGAGCATTTTAATCCACTTTTGGTTACTTTGAAACATCTTTATCAAGTGGCCATCATAATATGTATTTACAATCAGAACGGCGGTGATAATAAACACGATATACTCGGTCTTTACCATTTCGTAAGCGGTTATATATAGCAGCGAATAAATCGTCGGAATAAACCGATGATCATCGGAATATATGGATCGGCCTTGGTTACTTATTGTGATAGTAATACGCCGCATATCCCAGCCCCACCACCATCAGCAGATACACCAATTTCTCTCGGTATTTCAGTTCTTCAAGTATTTGTATCGGTTTTGGGCGATAATGTAGATAATATCTCTCGAGAGCATCATGTAAAGGCAACTCATCCTTCATCAAGAGAACATTATAACGATTGTGGATGAAATGAACCCAGCGAATAAACGAATCGCGGTTATCTAAATAAGGCGTGACTGGATATTTAGACAACATTCTCTCAAACTCTGACGACATTTCCGGATCGGGAATGAGCATCGGGAAGTTCTGGACAAAGTCATAATATTTCTTTCGGACTACGTCATTCACATGATCGGGATAATTGACAGCAGTTGTCATTAAAAAGAACCAGTAATGCGGCCCCCATATCTTCGCGTCGAGTTTCATCATACTATAATGAAACGACATAAAAACAATAATAGAATTACGATTAAGCGAACCATGACAGAGGAGGCGGAGGCGGGAGTACAGGTCGGCGTATTTACAAAAGACGCCGATACTGAATACCCACCAGAATCATTAAAATTAATCAATCCTAAATCTGAATTGTCATATCTAGAAATTAGCCAATTGCGAACTGTTGTAAAATCGGCGGCAACGGCGGCGACGGCGACGGCAACGGCTGCGGCGGCGGCGACGTCAAACCGAGGAGGTAAAATTGCCGCCTCCGCCCCCACCGCGACCACCGCCACTACAGATACAAACAAGTATTTCTGTAATAACTGTAATCGCACAAATCACGTTTATAATAATTGTCGCGCGCCAATTACAAGTATCGGCGTCATTGCGTTTCGGTGCGGCGAAACCGGACCAGAATTTCTAATGATACGCCGTCGTGACTCGTTCGGATTTGTCGATTTTATACGCGGCAAATATTCGTTAAATGACGAAGCATACATCCAGCGTATTATCGACGAAATGACGATGACGGAAAAGGATAGTCTGCTGCGCCTTACATTCGAACAGCTGTGGCGCCTATTATGGGGGGAATATACTCGCGGAAGCCAGTATAAAAACGAAGAGCATATCTCATTTGAAAAATACCGGCAAGTATTGGGTGGAATACGCACAAAGGATGGACGAATTAAAAACCTCCACCAGTTTATCGAAGATTCGCCCACCCGATGGACTGAAACCGAGTGGGGGTTTCCGAAAGGACGCCGGAATTACAATGAAAAAGATCTTCCATGTGCGCTGCGAGAATGTCTGGAAGAGACGGGGTATGATATCACAGCGGATAATGTAATACAAAATATCGCGCCGTTCGAAGAAATATTTATGGGGTCGGATATGAAGTGTTATAAACAGAAGTATTTTCTTGCGATGGTGGATTTAGATAAGAAACCGAAAAAGGCGCACGACATCATGGAGGTAGGTCTCATGAAATGGATGTCGTTCAACGAGTGTATTCGCACGATACGACCTTACAATTTAGAAAAAATCGGGATTGTTCGAAAAATCAATAACATATTATCCCGCTATCGCATATTTTGATGCTGTAATTTCACATTTTATGGTTCCTTTTTATTTCATCTACATATATAAAGGCACATTATCTACAAACATTATACACAATAAATACGGAAATGGCACAAGAAGATGAAAATATACCGATAGAAATGACGATTGCGGCTTCTGGACCGCCGCCGCCGCCGCCATCCGTCGCATCCGTCGCCGCCGCTGCTCTTGCTGTGATGCCCGATAAACCCGTCGCTGCGACTGCGACCTCTGGCGTAAAACGCACTATTAAACCCGTTCCGAAAAAACGCGCCGACGCTGCTGGCGGGGTTGCGGTTCCATCAGACCCCAAACAACGTATTCGTATCATGAAAAAAGAACTGGAAGAAGGGCGCAAACGATTGAAGCCAGAAGAACTCAATAATCCATTTAGTAAAGACTTTAACAAGCTCCTCCTCAAAAAGGAACTGCTCGAACGAGAGATGACATTACACGATATCGGGATATTGCCCGACGATGATGGCGATGAACCGCGCAGTACCGCCGCTGCCACTGCTGCCGCCGCCGAAGGTCTATACCCCACACTAAACGACCCGAATTTTAATACCAAAATCGCCCTTCGAAAAGAATTCTTTGATACCAAGATGGATGTCGATAATACGAAGAATGTTGAAGAAGAGGCTGAGATTCTGTGTAATGCGCAAATAGAGCTCGCGCCGAACCAGCAATTCGTGCGTAACTTTCTCTCGGTAGAGACGCCTTATAATAGTTTGTTGTTGTATCATGGTCTAGGAACCGGCAAGACATGTTCAGCGATCAGTGTCGCAGAGGAGATGCGCGATTATATGAAACAAATGGGAATAACGCAACAGATTATTGTGATCGCATCACCGAATGTTCAAGAGAACTTCCGGCTTCAGCTCTTTGATGAACGCGAACTCAGAGAGATTGAGCCCGGAGTATGGAATATCCGCGCATGTACTGGGAATAAATTCATTAAAGAAATCAACCCGATGAATATGAAGGGGCTGACGCGTGACAAAATCATTAAACAAATCCGCCGGCTCATTTCATCGCATTATTTGTTTTTCGGGTATAATGAATTCGCGAATTATGCGCGGACGCATGCGTCGAGTATCGGGATTTCGCAGGATGATGCGGTGATACAGGAGGTCAGGCGTAAAGGGGCGGCTGGGGCGGGGGCTGCGGCAGCGTCTAAAAAAGGCCGTAAATCCGCCGCGGATATCGCCAAAGCTGAGGAAATGCTTACTCTAGCAATCGAGACATTATCAGTCACGAAGCTGCGTAAATTATTCGCAAATACACTCATTATAATTGACGAGGTTCATAATATTCGTATTACCGATGACAACCGAGATAAACGCGTAGCGAAGATATTGTTTCAAATTGTTCAGAAGGTGAATAATGTGCGCTTGCTGCTTCTCTCGGGAACACCGATGTATAACAGCTACAAGGAAATCGTATGGCTGATTAACTTGATGAACTTGAACGACCGGCGCGCAACGATTGATATCGCAGATGTGTTTGATGAACAGGGAAATTTCCGTTTGGATGCGGATGGTCGAGAGATTGGCAAGGATCTTCTTATTCGGAAAGCCACTGGATATGTTTCATTCGTTCGAGGTGAAAATCCATATACATTTCCCTACAGAATATATCCGAGAGAACACTCGCCCGAATTCTCTCTTCTTGCGCAGTTGATTGGCGGCGGTGTCGGCGGTGTCGGCGGTGTCGGCGGTGTCGGCGGTGTGTATCCGCGAACCCAACTCAACGGCCGACACATTGACCAACCCATCGAACATATCGATGTTTATATGACACAAGTCGGCGATATTCAAGAAGCAGCCTACCGTTTTATTATTAACGATATGAAGGCAATGTATATTTATAAGAAGACCGCGATGGTGCGGCGAAAAAAGGCGGCGGAGGCTACTGCTGCTACTGCCGCTGAAGAGTCGCGCAAGGCTAAAGGGAAAAGAAAAGCCAAAGGATCCGCCACCGCTGCCGCTGCCGCAGCCATAAATGAAACCACCGTCGTCGAAGCCGCCGACTTCCCTTCATTTGAAAATATGGATACAATCGGCTACGCCGCAGTCCAGAAACCTCTCGAAGCCTTGAATATCGTATATCCTCATCCATCTCTCATCGAATATATAAACGACCCGAATGATGAGTTCGACATTGCCGCATGTATCGGGAAAGAAGGGCTGCGGCATGTTATGTCGTATGAAGAGGTGGGAAATCCGCCGATGCGCTTGAATTTCGAATATCGCCCAGAATTCACACGCGCATTCAAACTGCCAAGCGGCGAAACAACGACGAAATCATCCGCCCGCATATTCGCACCAGAAAATATCGGGCGGTATTCTGCGAAAATCAAGAATATCTGCGACAAGATTCTAAGCAGTGACGGAATTATTCTCGTATATAGCCAGTATATCGACGGCGGAGTAGTTCCAATCGCACTCGCGTTAGAAGAATGCGGTTTCACGCGTTATAGTGCGCAGGGGGGCAATTCATCGTTTTTTCGCAGCAAACCCACAGGAAGTATCGACGCGATCACAATGCTTCCTCAACGACAACACCAAGCGCAATTTCCGAGCCAGCCATTCCGCCCAGCCAGATATTCGGTGATTACGGGCGACCCTACGATTTCACCCGATAATCTACATGAACTTAAAGCGCTCACCGACGAAAATAACACCAACGGCGAAAATGTGAAAGTGGTCATTATATCTGTAGCCGGAAGCGAAGGTCTCGATTTCAAGAACATTCGACAGGTTCATATTCTGGAACCATGGTATAACATGAACTTATTAGAGCAGATTATTGGACGTGCTATCCGCAACTGTAGCCACAAACGTCTGCCATTCTCTCGGCGAAACGTGGAATTGTATCTTTATGGAACTCGGCTGACAAATCCGGATATAGAGGCCATTGACCTTTACTTATACCGGTTATCTGAATTTAAAGCCGTAAAGATTGGCGCAGTATCGCGCGTGCTGCGGACATCTGCCGTTGATTGTCTCTTGAATGTTCAGCATAATACACAAACCGCCGCACAGCTGAATCAGGTTGTTCAGCAAAATCTCTCGTCGCGCAAACAAATAAACTATCAAGTTGGCGCGCGTCCATATTCCGCTCTATGTGATTATATGGAACGTTGCGAATATGTTTGTCGCCCGACATTTTCCAACGGACGCCCAATTCAGGAACAGAATGATTTATATGGGATGGACGATGACAGTGACGATGACGAAGCCGGCGGCGGCGGCGGCGGACAACGCGGCGATATTCGAATAGATACATTCAACGAGAAATTCATGTCGATGAACTTGGATAAAATCATTCACAAAATTCGGGAGTTATATAAGGATGCGTTTTTCTACAAGAAGACCGGTCCCAACGGAATTATCGCACATGTAAATGCGGTTCGCCAGTATCCGGTTGCGCAAATCAATCTCGCACTTACACAAATGGTGACGGATATGAATGAATACGTAAATGATAAATATGGACGTCTTGGGCGTATCATCAACGTTGGCGATTATTACCTGTTTCAACCGGTTGAACTTACCGATAAGCGCATAAGCATACACGAACGAAGCCAACCTGTTCCTTATAAACATACCGCAATTGAATATCCTCTTCAAAAAGACATAACCGAAGATTATTTGGGTATTCTACCGAAACAAGCGGCGTCGGGCACAGTTGTCCCGAATAAAAAGGTAGTTCAAAAATTAGCGGCGGCGGCGGCGGCGGCCGCGACGGAAGCAGAAGAAGCACCAGCACCGCTGCCATCCGCCATCGTCCCTGTAATGGATACTGGCGCATCAGCTGCCCCACCCGTTGAAGATTTGGGTGCCGACGAAGTCGATGAAATGATAACCACATTATTCAACACATTCGAAACATGTAAAACGGTTCATGAAAAACCAACAAAGGATCAAGATGAATGGTATTATTATTGTGGCAAGGTAATCAATCAAATCTCTCAAACCGAGGAATTTCAGACGTCGCGAGAGGAACTTCACGAACTTGTCATCGCCAATCTATTAGAGCATATGCTATTTGAAGGCAGCCTCAATTTATTGAATTATTTGTATAAAAAGAATAATTATTCGATGAATACGGGAAGCGTCGGTAGCGGCGTCGGCATTCAACTATTGACGCCTTTTGAACGAATGTTGCTTCAGTATTATTCGCAACAGGTAATACATCGGCCTCTAGTCGGGCGAAGAGCCGCCGCCGCTGCTGCCGCTGGTGCCGCTGCCGCCGAGACCAAACCATCTCCCGAAGATAAAGGAATGTTATTATTTGACAAGAAAAAGAAGGAGCTATTCGCACTAGTTGTATTACGCTACGAAACCCGCGAATGGACCGCAGCCGAACCGGAAGATGAACGCGACTTCGAACTTCTTTTAGGGAAAATCCAAACAGAGCAAATACGAAGTATGAACATGATTATCGGGTTTATATCGCTATTCAAAATGGAATATCTCGTGTTCAAAGTCAAAGTGATGTCAAAGAAGCGAGATAAAGGCGCGCGATGTGACCAATCAGGTAAAACAGACGCGATAACCGTTATTAATACGATTCTCTCGATGAATCCCGCGACGCAAGGCGATGAATACAAACTCACCACCGATAATACGAAACAGAGAACCCAGCGAGAGTTATGCGTATTTCAAGAATTTCTGTTGAGGACGTTTCATCGTAAGGGAATCAACGGACGCAAGTGGTTCTTCACTCCATGCGAGTCTCTATTATGCGACATCGAGAGATTACATATAGAGAAATAAAGTATAGCAATATTATAGTAATATGTCATCATCCAATAGAACTGTTCAATCCGCACCCAAGTTGGGTATTTACACAACCATTTTATTAACACGTAAATTAGAGATTCCGTTCCGCATTATTGGGCGGAATGTAAAAGATACTCTGGAACATATTCTCTCGAAAATCGTGGAAGGAAAGTGCTCTGCCGAAGGTTTTATTCGTCCAAATAGTGTGAAAATTCTTACCTACTCCAACGGATACCTCTACGGTAAAAACGCGATATTTGACGTGGTATATGAGTGTGAGTCTTGTTCATTGGTAGAGGGTGTTGTATTTTCATGCGTGATTAAGAATATTAGTTTGGCGGGGATTCGCGCAACATTGAATGAACCGAAATCCCCTGTTACTGTTTTTGTAGCACGCGACCATCATTATCACCGCGCGGATTTTACGCGTCTTCAAGAAGAGGAAGAAATTCGCATTAGGGTCATTGGCCAACGGTTTGAAATTGGCGACGAATCAATATCGGTCATTGGCGAGCTGGTGTAATAGATAGTATAATAGATAGTATAATAGATAGTATAATAAATAAATTATTATAGTATTACATCCATGGATTATGTTTTCATTTGTAAGCACTGCGAAGAACCATTTGTAGTGTCTAATGTTGATTTCAATTGCCGAATATTGCGTCACGGGGTCTATAAGTGTGATATGAAGCATATCCCTCCACACGCAAGCAAGGAAGTTTGTGACGCACTTGTGCGTGATGGTTTGATCTTCGGGTGTGGTCGTCCGCTTCAAATCGTCGAGACGATTACGAGTACAGACGCAAAGACGCCAACATACGACGTAGTCATTTGCGATTATATTTGAGACAATAAAATTGATACCGATATAAACATATTTCTAGAATTGATATAGTCATTATGGCGTCGGCATTGGCATTTGCGACTACGATTACGAGAACCATCCGTCCGAAATCAAAGAAGAAAGCACCCGCACCAGCGCTCGCACCCGTCGTCATCGTCGCCGAACCAGTCGTCATCGTCGCCGAACCTGTCGTTGAAGAAGATGTTACTCCATATTGCGACCTATCGTTGTTTGTGAAACGGAGAATCAACCGCAGGTTGTCAATACCATTCTATAAATTAAACAAGAGTGTCAATATAACACAGTTACTAAGATCCGAGCTCGCCAAAAGTGTCGAAGGGCGTTGTTCTGTCGAGGGAT